GTGATCCCCGAGCAGCTGGTGACCGGTGCGACGGCGCGAAGCTGGGAGCACCTGATCTCCAGTGATCTGGTGCCGAGGGTCGGTCATGAGCTCAAGCGTATCCTGCCCAAGTAAAAGGAGCCTCCGCGAAAACCTTCGCAGAGCAAGGCAAGTCTGGGCGAAAACCTTCGTAGAGCAAGGTAAGTCTGCGCAAGGCTGCGCGTTTTCGCTCTGCCACGCACGGGTCCTTCCTGGCGCGCAGTAATGCGGGGGGAGGCGCGCCCGTGTTTCGAGTGTATTCCGAGTTCCGATTTTTCCAGTTTGGTTTCGTTTCTGCTGCCCCTGTGATCTCGCGGGGAACTTGAGGTTTGCGTGCCTGATCCCACTTCCCGCTCTGGCCAGATCCCGATCGTCCAGGCGGCCAAGCTGCTGATGATCACCGAGCAGTGGGTGCGCCAGTTGATCCGCAAGGGTTACATCGAAAAGGTAGCCCGTGGCGAGGTCGGCCTCGTCAATGCAGTTCAGGGGTATATTCGTTTTCTGAAGGACGAGGAACGTCGGGTCTCGAAGTCGGCTGCGGCCAACGCGGTTCAGACTGCGCGGGCTCGGGAGATCGAACTGAGGATTGCCAAGGAGGAAGCGCGGCTCATCGACTACGACGAAGCCATGGCTGTGCTCGACGTGGTGGTTGGCACCTACAAGGCCCAATTCGCTGGCCTGCCGGCACGCGTGACGCGCGATCACGCGCTGCGGGACAGTATCGAGAATGAAATCGACGACATCTTCACCCGCGTCGCAGACCTTCTCGCCACGCGCGCGGCGGCTCTTCAATCGGGCCCGGATGCTGACGAGGCCGCAGAGGAAGACGAGCCCTGATATCTGGGGAGCGCAGAACCGGATTTATCCGCCCAGTGCGGGGCTTCCCGGACCGCGCGATCCGGCACTGACACCTTACACCATCGCGTTTTCCCGCGCGGTCGCCGAGCGACGCTACCGGCGGGTGGTCATGGTGATGTTTGCACAAGGGGGCAAGACCGACACGTTGCTCGACTGTATCGGTCACCGCCTCGATGAACGACCGGCGCCGATCCTCTATGTGGGCCCCAACAAGCAGTTCCTGACCGAGCAGTTCGAACCCCGCATCATGGCGCTGTTATCGGAGAGCGAGACGCTCGCTGCCAAGGTCACTTCGCTGCGCCGGATGACAAAGACCCGCAAGGTGATCGCAGGTGTGCCTCTCAGGCTTGCTCATGCCGGGTCTTCTACGGCGCTCAAGTCGGATCCGGCCGCCCTGGCGATCACCGACGAGGCCGACGAGCTGATGGCAAATGTGAAGGGGCAAGGCGATCCCGTGGGGCTGGTCGATGCCCGCGGCGATACCTATGCCGACTTTGTGCACGCGATCGTATCGACACCGTCGGTCGGGGTGACCGAAACACAGATCGATGCAGAAACCGGTCTGGTCTTCTGGAAGGTTCAGACAGGCGAGGATGTCGACTCGACCATATGGAAGTTCTGGCAACAGGGCACACGATATCATTGGGCGTGGCAGTGTCCCCATTGCAGCGACTGGTTCATCCCGCGCTTCGACTGCCTGTCGTTCGAGGGGAAGGGCAAGGAACTCGAGACCACGGCTGCCAAAGCCCGGGCCTCGGCCGTCATCATCTGCCCGCGTCATGGTTGCGTGATCACGGATGGTGACAAGGATCCGATGAATGCCGGCGGCGTCTATGTGGCACCTGGCCAGCAGATCACGGCGGATGGCGAGGTAACGGGTGATCCACCGCAGGCCGAAACCGCAAGCTACTGGGTCTCAGGGCTATGTTCACCGTTCCAGAGTTTTGGCGACCGGGCGGCCCGCTATGTGGAAGCCGTTCAATCGGGTGATCCGGAAAAGATCCAGACAGCCATAAATGCGGGGTTCGGCGAACTGTGGGCACCGTCTGGTGGCGATGCGCCGGCCTGGAGCGAAGTCGCCGATTGCAAGCTGCCTTACAAAATGGGCGAGGTGCCGCAAGGCGTGTTGTTCCTGACGGCCGGTGTCGATGTTCAGAAACGAAAGCTCGTCTTTGTCGTGCGCGGCTGGGGTGTCCGGCAGGAAAGCTGGCTGATCGATGCAGGGGAATTGCATGGGTCAGGTGATACCAGGCTGGATGATATCTGGCTCGATCTGAACGAGCAGGTGCTGGAACGCGGGTTTGACGGGCTTCGTATCGTGCGGGCTTTCGTGGACTCCGGCTTTCGGCCGGGCGATCCGGACAATGGCGATGAGAACAAGGTCTACGAGTTCTGCCGCCGGCATGTGGGTCTTTGTTATGCAACCAAGGGATTTGATCACCGTTCCGAGCCGATCTCGGTCAAGCGCATCGATGTGAAGCCGCAAGGTGGAAGACCGCGTTATGGGCTCGATCTCGTGCGGCTTGATTCCGACGTGATGAAGTCGTGGGTGCATTCGAGAGTGCGCTGGCCCAAGGATCATCCTGGCGGCTGGCACCTGCCGGGCGATGTCTCGGAAGAGTATTGCCGTCAGATCGTCAATGAAAGCCGGCTTAGAAAACCCGGTGGTGGCTGGACCTGGGTGCCGCGGGGTCCGCGTGATTATCTGGACTGCGAGGCACTGGCCTATGCGGGTGCCCGGATGCTTGGGCTCGAGCGGATCAGTGACAGCGCCAGCCGGCGGGTGTCACGGGCCACCAAGCCTGATGCAGGCCCGGCTGGGAATGCGGCACCGCAGCAAGCTGCAGACCCTGCTGCACCAGAGCGCCCGCGCGCGCAACAACCAGCGACACCGAGTTGGCTGGGTGGCAGAACCGATGGATGGCTGAGGCGCTGATATGGCATGGACACAAGCAGATCTCGATGCGCTGAAACGAGCCATCGCTACCGGCGCGCTCAAGGTGCGTTATGCAGATGGAAGAGAGGTGACCTACCGCACCCTGAAAGAGATGCGGGCAATCTATGACCTCATGGCACACGAGGTGATCGGGAGATCGCGTCGGGTGTCTCTGGCCAGGTTCACGCGGAACTGATGCAGGTGTCACGGGTTCTCAAGACTCTTGCCTGGATCGCGCCGCAGGCCGCCATGAGGCGTGCCAGGGCCATGGCTCTGCTGGAGGCACAATCACGTTACGCAGGCGCCACGACAGGACGCCGGGGGGCCTCGTTCCTCGGTGGACAACAGTCGGCCAATGCCGCCATCGGTAGCAAGATACAGCTGCTGAGGGCCCGGGCACATGAGATGGTGCGCGATCACTGGGCCTTTACCCGCATTCTCGACGTCACGGTCGCCCATGCCATTGGCAGCGGCATTTCAGTGGTGCCGGACAATGGCAATGACCGCGATGACCGCAAGGCACGCGATGCCTGGCAAGAATGGCAGGCAACGGCCGATATCACCGGCGAAGGCGACTACCATGGCCTGACAGCGCTTGCAGTGCGTTCGATGCTGGAAGGGGGCTCGTCCCTGGTCCGCATGGTGCCGGTGAGAACGACGCAGACCCGGCGGGTGCCCCTGGCTTTGCAACTGGTCGAAGCCGAGCAGATCGATCACACGCGCGAAGGAACCATCGACGGGCGCCGGGTGCGGCTCGGCATTGCCCTTGGAACTCATGATGAGCGGCTTGGTCTCTATCTTCACCGCGAGCACCCGGGGGAGGCCTCGGCGACTATCGTGGCGCGTGATCGAACAGAAAGCCTGTTCTTCGATCGCGACGAAGTCTGTCACCTCTATCGGCAACTGAGGCCGCTGCAGGTGATCGGCGTGCCGGTGTTTGCCCCCATCCTGCTGCCAGCCCGAGATCTTGCAGACCTCATGGACGCAGTGATCGTCAAAGCCAAGATCGAGGCCTGTTATGCCGGCTTCATCGAGACCGACAGCGATGCAAGTCCGCTGGCCGAACTCACCACCCAATCGGGCGATCAGCGCTTGTCTGAATTTGCGCCGGGCATGATCGTCGAGCTGAGGCCGGGCCAGAAAATCAGTTTCGGCCAACCGTCGAGCAACACGGCCTTCGAGCCCATCCATAACGCCACCCTCTATGCCATGGCAGCAGGGGCAGGCGTTACGTTCGATCAGCTGACCGGAGATCTCAGGCAGGCGAACTATTCCAGCCTCAGGGCAGGCAAGATCGAGTTCCGCCGCATGATCGAACAGCTGCAATGGCTCACCATCGTGCCGAAACTCCATGCCCGGATCACGGCCCGGTTCACACAGGATGCCATCACTGCCGGTGTGTTGCGTCCCCGCCGCGATGGCTGGCGCTGGACCTATGTCATGCCGGCCAACGAGCCGATCGATCCGAAAAAGGATCTTGAGGCCGACATTCTGGCGGTCAGGTCCGGGCGCATGTCACCGCAGGAGTTTATCGCTGGCTGGGGCCGGGACTGGCGCGAGGTGGTGGCGGACTACTCGACCTTCCTTGCCGAAATCGATGCCGCCGGCCTGGTGCTCGATATCGACCCGCGCCGGGTCAACAAACAGGGCAGCGAACAGCAATCACACCCCGACACATCGCAAGATCCGGCAGAGCCGGCACAATGAGGTCCACCATCATGGAAACCAATGAAGATACCGAGGTGCTCAATCCACCGGCAATCCCGGCGAAAAGAGCCGCTGATTCTCCGCAAGGATGGCGCCCGGGCGCAGTTGAGACGCGTATTTCGGCCCGTGCGGTAGCCCCGCGTACCTATGATCCTTCCGCCCGGACCGTCGAGGCAGTATTTGCCACCGGTCATCGGGTACGGCGCTGGTTCGGCTGGGAGGAACTGGCGCTGCACGATGAAGCGGTCAACCTGCAACGAGTAGCGCTTGGCCAGTGCCGCCTGCTCGATCATCACAATCAGCATGAGCGTGGCGCCGTGCTGGGCTGGGTGACGGAGGCCCGCATCGAGAACGGGGCCCTCATCGGCACCATCCGTTTTGCCGACAATGAAGCAAGTCGTGCAGCAGAAAACGACGTTCGTTCGGGTCTGTTGAGCGGCATCAGCGTCGGATACCGCATCAACCGCCTGGTTCTCGCCGAATTGGACGAGGAAGACGACGATATCTATCGCGCCGAAGACTGGGAGCTGCTCGAGGTCTCTCTCGTCTCGGTACCTGCAGACCCCAATGCGGCCATCCGTTCGCTCGAGGTGCACCCGCATCCCCAACCTGAAAATCCCGGCCAGACCGGACACCATGAGGAGACTACGATGGAAAAGACCATCGAGACCCCGGCTGCTGCGCCGGAGATTGAACTTGCTGCCAGTGAAGTGCGTAGCGAACCGGTTCAGGACACCGGAGAAGTCGTCCAGGCTGTCACCTCGGCCCTGAGGGCCGAGCGGGACCGTATCGCCACGATCCAACAAATCGCACGGCGCGCCAGCGTGCCGGAAGATCAGGTCGATCATGCCATTGCCGAGGATGTGAGTGTCGATGCCTTCCGGCAGATTGCCTTCGACCGAATGGCCGATGAGGCGGCAAGCAGGTCACTCAGTGCCATCCCGCACGTCACGCGCGGGGGCCTCGATGAAACCGAGACCCGGCGCGCGGCCATGATCAATTCCTTGCTGCACCGGTCCGATCCTGGCCATGTGCCGCTGGAAGACCCGGCGCGAGAATATCGCGGCCTGTCGCTGATCGAACTTGCCCGCGACTGTCTCGAAGTGTCGGGTCATC